TGTTGATGTTACACCATCTAATATATTAAGCTCTGCTGCTGTTGATGTTACACCATCTAATATATTTAATTCTGCTGTTGTTGATGTTACTCCATCTAATATATTTAATTCAGCTGCTGTTGATGTTACTGTTGTACTAGCTATTGATAAAGCATCTGTTTCTAAAGTTCCATCTACATCTACGTTTCCTGAAATATCTAGTGATCCTGCAATAAGTTGATCAACCTGTAAATCTTCATGGCTTGAACCTAGTTTTAATTCAAACTTAGGACCTGTTGTATTATAGGTAAACGTAGCATCATCACCGCTACCACCCTCTATCGTAATACCTGCACCATTAACAACTGCACCTGTGCTATTACCACTATCTAATACAATATTGTGGTCATTTAGATTTACAGTTGTTGAGTTTACAGTAGTTGTTGTTCCCGATACAGTTAAGTTACCTTCTAGTGTTACATTAGCACCACTAAATGTCATAGCAGTTGTAGTACCTGATTTTATAAGAAGTTCTCCACTATTATTTGTGGCACTACCAAAAGTTGTTCCTGCATCTTTAAAAAATATATCTCCACCATCTGCATCAAGAACAATGTCCGTAGTTGCATCAAGTGTAATAGTAGAACCAGAATCTATTTCTGCAATAACTGGTGTTGTTAATGTTTTATTTGTTAAAGTCTGTGTAGCTACAAGAGATACTAAAGTTGAATCAGCACCATCTGGTAATAACATAACATTTGTAACACCTGCAGAATGTGGCTGTGCCTTTATTTGTTGGCCATGTGAATTAGATTCACAATTAAATTGTATAGCACCTGAATTTGTATTACCTCTAACAGTTACATGCCCTGTACCATTAGGGGCTAATTCTAAATCTGCATTTGATGTAGTAACAATATCGTTACCATTCATATCAAGATTGCCACCTAATTGAGGTGTGCTATCATCTGCAACATTTGATAATGCAGAAGATGTAGCAAGCCCTGAAACTATTGATGATCTTGCAATTTTTTTAAGTCCACCACCTGAAGTATCTACTGCTAAAAATACATCATCATCAGCAACTGTAGATATTTCTGATAGTGAACCTACTGCTACTGAATTAAAGTTTGTACCATCTGCAATTAATAAATTACCTGCAGTGTTTGTACCCATGGTAATGTCATCACCAGATACTGTAAGATCTCCTGATATTGTTAAATTTCTAAAACCTGTTAAATCTTTATTAGAATCTACAATAACTGCTTTTGAGGCAGACACTGTTCCTGCTGTAATTCCATCAACTAAATTTAATTCCGCTGCTGTAGATGTAACACCATCTAAAATATTTAATTCAGCTGCTGTAGATGTAACACCATCTAAAATATTTAATTCAGCTGCTGTTGATGTAACACCATCTAAAATATTAAGTTCCGCCGCTGTAGATGTAACACCATCTAAAATATTAAGTTCAGCTGCTGTTGATGTAATTGCTGTACCATTTATAGCTAGTTTACTTGTTACAACATTGAAAGTACCGTTGTCTTCAATTCTTGCAACTTCTGTTCCATCTCTTTGTTGAAATATTAAATCTTTAGCATCAACAATTGGCTTAATAATTACATCACTAGATGAATTAGATATTCTTAAAATTTCTGTGCCACCATCTAAAAAATTAAAATCACCACCATCAGCATCAAATTTAATATCTCCTGGTGCATCTAAAGTTACATCTGTTGATCCGTTTAATACAAAATCAATGACAGTTGTGCCACCATCTTTTAAAGTTATATTAGCTCCATCTGCATCTAAAACTATGTCTCCTGATGAGTCTAAAGTAATGTCTGTGCCATCATTTGTAATTGTATCAAGAGCTATTGATCCAACGTTTGTAATATTAGCATCACTGAAATCAAGACTTCCTGTAACATCGAAGTCTCCACCAACAGACAAGTTTCCAGCAACTGTTGCGTTAGCACCACTAAAAGTTACAGCAGTAGTTGTACCTGATTTAATTATTAAATTTCCTGATGTGTTTGTAGCACTACCAAATGTTGTGCCACCATCTTTAAAAAATATATCTCCACCATCAGCGTCTAAAATAATATCTGATGGCCCATCTACAGTTATATCACCGCTAGACGTTGCAAGTGTAACTGCGGCATCACCTGTAGAAATATCGTCAGCAGCAACAGAAGTTGAAAATCCTGTATCAACAATGTTTGTTCCATCTGAAAATAATAATCTAGCTGCTTTATCAGTTGTACCAAAAGTTATACCTGTTCCTGATGCAGTTTTAAATTGTACAGTGTAGGCACCACTTGTACCATTTACCACAATGTAAACTTTTTCAATTGAGTCTGGAACAGTTACAATTTGATTACCTGTAATAGTTCCTGTTAGTTTTATAACTGCGTGTCTTGCAACAGATGTTGACTCAGTAGTATCACCGTCTGTAATTGATAAAGCTGTTGTTGCTGCACCGCCAGCAATAGATTTTTCTACATAACCAGCGATTGCTTTTTCTACAATTTGTAAGTTGGTATTAGTTTTATCCCCCCATGTACCGGCATTTTCGCCGGTTGCCATTAGTTCAATACCTAGATCTGAATAACTTGATGCCATAATTTAATTCCTTAAGGTGTTGGTGAGTTAACAGGGATTCTGACTGTTCCATCTGTATAGTCATCTCTTCGTCTTCTACCTATTTGTTCTCCTCCAAATTTTTGTACTTCTTGTTGATACTTTTGTTCGTATAATTGCAGCATGTCAGCTGGACCTTTTAGAAACCCATAAGTTTCTGCTAGGCAACAATATAGCAGACCATTTGGAAAATTTAAACTAATATAATTAGTATCATTGTCTTCCAATAAAGCTGGAGCTGCGTTGTAATGTATTTTGTAAGCAAATGTTGCACTTGGTGTTGGTGACACAATTATAGATCCAGAGTTTGATGAACTCTCTCCAGTTGCTCCTGTGTCTAACATAGCGTAATATTTTGGTGTCCCAGTAGATGTAGTTGCTGAAATATATTCTTCTAAAAATGTTAAATCTCTTTTTTCTAAGTATGTATTAGCACCAGTATATGTAGATCCAGTTGCAGTGTAAACCTGCACTGCTCTAATAAATACGGCTCCAGCTGGTACAGTCACAGTTCCTGTTCCAGATGTAAAATTACCTGTAGATGTTTTTCTATCTGCATCAATAGGCACATCTCTAAAAATTCTGTATTGTGCATTTAAAATAATATTTTCTAATACACTATCTGATAACACAGTAGAACTAACTTCTGTGTAACTTCTTATTTGTGTTTTTAATCCTGATGCACTTAATCCTGCCATATTACGCTGTCAATGTTGCTGGACCAGCCGAACAACTATTGCCTCCTCCTGATATACCACCTGTTGTAGCAGTGTTTGTGTCTACAGTAAAGTGATAGAAATCTGTTGTGTTTGCAATATTACCACTTGAATCTCTTTTACCAACCGTAATAGAATATCCTGCAGCTTTTGCTAAATTAGTTCCTGTAACACCATCAAAACCAACTGGATTTTGAAAAGCATCTGGATCTGATGTTGTATAAATAGGTCCTCTAAATCTTACAGTATCACCTGTAGATCTACCATGAGATTTTTCAAACACATTTATAATACCTGATGATGCTGCAATCGTTTGAAAAGGATTTGGTCCTAAAGGTCTTGCAACTTCATTTTCAGTTCTAGCAGGTCTTGCATCATATAAACTCTGTGCATCTCCTGATCTTGATCTTAATTCTAATTGAGGATGTTTAGCTTCAAATTCAGATTGATGCACTAAATGACCATTCCATTCTTTGACCATTTCTCTGTATGGAAACTCCATTCCTGATCTGTCTGATATTGCTTTTGCGTATTTTCCTCTTGCTTGTGCCATTAAGTTCCTGGGTAATAAGTTTTAGGGGTTATGTATGTACTAGAAGAAGAACCGTCTTCAGCTAATGCTCTTGCCAATTCATCTTCATAATATAGTTTTAATTGTTGTGATGCTTGTGGATTAAACTTTTGTGATAAGTAAAAAGCTAATCCTGAAACCATACAAGGTACAAATCTATATGGTACATCTGTTGCATCTGTATAAGTAGAATCTGCGTCTTGTATTCTTTTTACATAATAAATATGCATATCTTTAGATGCAGCTGTTGAGTCTGGTGTCGGGTAAACTGTAACTGTAGTTTTATCAATTAATCTTTGAACAAAATATTGTGATGGTGTTCCTTTAGATAATTTTGCAGACAAACTAGAATAAGTTGATCTATCAATTTTTGTCATTGCTGCATCTGATTGAGTGGTCTGTGTTCTGTTTTGTCTAAACGTTGCTTCTAAAACATCTGCAACTCCATAAACATTAGATGTTGCATTTGTACTAGAACTTGTTCCATCTCCACTTGCTCTATAGAAAGTATATTCAGCTTGGCCTTCAATTAAATCAATATTAGTTTCACCTACTTCCCAGTAGTGCAAACCTCTATTACCCCATTCTTGAAAAAGAATGTTTAAAGATCTTCTTGCAGATTTTAATTGATATCCAGAAGTTACTTGTGAACCTATACGTTCATATGCTTCTGCTATTAGATCATCTACAGCAAAAGTTTTGTCGAAAGTAACTGTGCCGGAAGTTGTATTGGCCATTAGTTACCCTCCTTAATAAATTTTCTGAAACTCTGCTATAATCGTATACATGTTACCAGAATCAGCTGCGCCTGGTACAACAAGATTAACATCGCTTTGATTACTGTTACTAGATTTATCTGCTGGTATTCCACCAAATTCTCTAAAGTCCCAATATCCTGCACCAGTTAATCCGATAATAGGAATATCTCCGTCAGAGTCTTCTTCATCTAATCTAGCGTAAGAGTCTCCTCCATCGCCACCTTGACATGAATACCAAACTCTAAGTAGTCCTAGATGAGCTACTGCAGTTCCGTCTTCTCTAGCATCTAGTGCTGATACATCTCCAAAAACTGTAGTTCCACCTGATCCGTCTGATTGGTTTACTATTTTAATAACAACTCTCTTATCGTTTTGCTGTAAGATAGTTGGTCCTGTTACTGTGTCTGCCATTGTTTCCCTCCTTAATTAAGAAACTGTGGGGCCGAAGCCCCACATAATTATGTATTACTGATCTGCAAATGCAGGCACGTCTGCGCCTTCTGCTTGACCCCAAATATAGTAGTTAGTGGAATCTTTAGCTAATATATTTATTTCAAATAAACCAAAATCTGTAAGAGTTAGTTTTGAGTTAGAGTTTCCATCAGAATAAACAGATACGTTATCAGCATTTGAATCTAAATGAATAACTCCACCAATAAAGAAATTAGTATTTCCCGGTGTTATTATAATTAAATTTTCTGCTTCTTCCGCAGCGCCACCATAAATAAATTTAAAGTGTGCACCAGCAACTGGTGCCGGTAATGTAATTGTTCTGTTAGCTGCAAGTGCAGGAACTACAAGAGTTCTTCCACTGTGTGTTGCGTTATCAAGAGTTTTGTCTTCATCTCCTAATGCAACTGGTGCATCACCCATAGTAATTACTTCAGTAATTGCTCCAGTAGTAGAGTTTTTACTGATTGTTTTAAGTGTACTTTCAGATCGTACCGGACCTGTAAAAGTTGTATTTGCCATATTAATATCCTCCTAGATATCTTAAATGTAGTCCCTAGGGATGTCGACTATACGCGTCTACATTTAACTTATTTTAATTTGTATAGTGTGATTTTTATACAACAGTTTTTAGTAGAGTGCAAGAGAGCCTGTAATGTGGATTGGATTTTTCCAACGATGTAGCTTTTGATTAAGTAGCTACAGAAACTTGTGGAGCAGCGCCTTCAACGCTATTTTGTCTGTGAGCAATTTTAGCTTCTTCAAGCTTAATGTCAGTAATGACTTGTTTAACTTTGTCATCGATTCTGACCATTTCAAGAGTGTATCTACCATTAGACAGATGCTCCTGTTCCCACTTCAACTCCAAGGACCTTTTTCGTTTGTATA